GGTATATGTTCCTGAACCTGAAGTAAAGACCTGAATTCCATTTGGTATGAAACTTCCAAACGTACTCCATATTGGAACTCCCGTTCCTGTTGAGGTTAAAACTTGTCCGCTTGTCCCAGCAGATGTTGATCCCATTACAGTAGTTGAAACACCATATATAACACCACCTTGTGTTAAATTTGACGCTTGACCCGTTCCTCCTTTTGACACAGGAAGGGTACCAGTAACTATACCATTTGTTAAGTTTATTGCACCTGTTGCAATGTCTCCAGTTGCGATTGTAGCATCAGTGATATTACTGGATGTTACAGTACCTGTTGCAATGTCTGTTCCAGTTATTGTTGCGTCTAATATATGAGTTGAGGTAACTTTTCCAGTCCCTATAGTTGGATTTGGGTATGTTCCCGTTAAATCACCCCCAGCCGAACCTCCAGGTGTTGTTCCAGTAATTATTGTATTTGTAACGGCCGTTACTCTACCTTGATTATCTGTTGTTAATACAGGTGTTTGAGTTGCCGAACCATACGTTCCTGCAGTTCCCACATTTGGCATCGATATCGTCCCTGTAGATGTTATAGTACCACCATTTAAACCACTACCAGCGGCAATACTTGTAACTGTTCCACCACTATTATTATCCGTTGATGATATTGTAAAGTTAGGGTAAGTTCCAGTTATTGTTGTCGCACCACCACTTGTTAATGATACTGTTTGATCGGGGGATGTGTTAGTTACAACATTATTTGTAATATCAATACCAGTACCTTCAGTATATAAAGATTCGGTACCTGTTGCTAATCTCACCCATCCAGATCCATCATAGAAATAAAAACCAAATGTTCCGTTAGTTTGATACACCAATAACCCATTTGCTGGTGTTGATATTGAACTTCTTTCAGATTGTGTCATTCTTGGTATTAAAACACCCTTAGAGGTTGATTTGACATCCAACATTGAAGAGTTATCGGGATTACTTCCATCAGTATTTATTGAAACTCCTTGTGAAAATAAATTAAACGATAGAAATGTTGTGATTAAAAATATAAATAAATTTTTCATAAGTTTTGGTTTTAAAGTTAATATTTCTTTTATCTAATAAATAGTAAAAAAAATACAAATAATCTTTAGTAATGAATATTTACCATTGTTTCTTTATCAAATGTGTAACCTCATTGAATATAATAAATGACCACAATCATAGATTTTATAAAAACCCCTTTCTTCCATAATTTGAGATTCACTTTTTGTCACATCAAAACCCTCTTTAACTAAAATATCTTTCCGATATTTAAAACGATATTCTCGTTTTTTATTCTTAATGTAGAAATAATTGGGTTCGGTTTTTTTTATAAAATCAAAACCGATTTTTTGATATAGATTACCAACACTCCAGCGTCTATCAGCGTAACTAATTATTTGTGTTGGATTATAATCAGAAATGAACTTTTTTAATAATTTAGAAGCACCCCCAATAACATTATGATTTAACTTATTACAAAATCTAAGTAATTCATATTCATTGTTATTGATATTTTTATTTCCCATACTTCTCCGTTTTTGACCAAACGTCATTAGTGATACCAAAATATTATTATGGTACAGACCAATATTTACTGAACTACCAACACAACCTTGAATGTGATTTTGATCAAGAAATGTTGTTTTTGTTTTGGTGTCAACATATCTTAACTCACATTTCCTACCATATATTCGGACATCTGATAAACCCAATAAACTTTTTAATCTACTTTTAACGTGTTCTTGTTTAAACATCCATTCATCCTCAAAGATTTGAATTAATCTAATGTCACTTTTTTCACACAATTCAGTTTTATTTAGGTGGTAGTTTTTATCTTTAAATATTGTTGAATGATAATAAAGACCATTAAATTCAATTGCAAGATTATGGGTTGGGATATAAATATCTAATTCCTGACCATTAAGTACACCTCGGTCATTTCTAATATATGGAATATTAATACTATCCAAAAATAAACAAATCTCATTCTCCTTAATTGATCTTAACTCATTTATGGGATTACAAGTGGTACAAGGATTTAAATTTTCACCGAACCTAAAATATAGTAAACTACGATTAATTTCATAGTTGGAATTACAAACATCACATAATATCGTTATATTATTACCGGTATAATCAATAATATTTAACTCTTTGTATTTCACAAAAAACGAACTACGCTTAATGTCTGAAACCTGTTTTCTAGAAGATTCCAAAATCAACGGTGTTGTAACTCCATACCTTAATGTATTTGTTTGTTTAACCTTATCTTTTGTTGTCTGTAATTTTGAAATATGATCAACACCATATTTATCAAATGTTCTTTGTTTTATTAATTCCGAATTTTTAAACGGATTATCAAACCCAGTTTTTTTAATGTTTGTTTGTTTAACCTTTTCTTTTATAATATCAGAAGACAATGGTACGATACCGCCGTATCTTTCAGTATTTGTTGTTTTAATATCGTTTATCCTATCAACACACGTATTAGTACATACTAATGAACAATACTTACCATAACCCTCAGTAAGTGATCGTTTAAACGTTAATTCACCACCACAATTCTTACACGTTGGTATTGTCGGTGTATTGAAAATGTAGTGCCAAACTTTCTGTTTAAACGTCACATTTTTTAAATCATTTGTGTAAGAAATAATATCATCATATAAATCAATATGATGTTTTTTTAAATGACTTTCTTTACATTTTGATCCGTTACTATTTTTTTTAATAAAAAATTCTATTAAGTCCATATTTTTTTAATTATGTGATATTTATGTATGATGCAAAGATAATTATTATTGCAAATATAAACATAAAAATTTAAAAAACAAGAAAAATGGCTGATTTATTAATGAAAATGCCCATACCTTACGAACCTAAACGTAATAACCGATGGATTTTAAGATTCCCATCATCATTGGGGTTAAACGAGTGGTACGTTGAAAGTACATCAAGACCGAAATTAAAAATTAATTCCGTTGCGATACCATTTTTGAACACTGAGGTTTATGTTGCTGGTAAATTTAACTGGGAAGCATTACCAGTTACATTTAGAGATCCAATTGGACCATCTGCAACACAAGCGGTTATGGAGTGGATAAGAACTTGTGCGGAGTCAGTAACGGGTAGAATGGGTTACGCGGCAGGATATAAGAAAAATGTTGATCTTGAAATGTTAGACCCAACTGGTGTTGTTGTTGAGAAATGGATTCTTGAAGGTGCTTTCTTAACAGGATATGATGGGGGTGCTTTAAAATATGGTTCAGATGAGGTATCAACAATATCAACAACAATTGTAATGGATCGTTGTATATTGGTTTATTGATTTTTACTAAAAAACATCTGTCCAAACTCAACTTTGTTAAATTCCCGTATATTAATATGTATGGGAATTTTTTTATTATAGGCTAAAGTTTTTAATGTTTAATTGATATTTAAATAACCCACAATCCCATATACGGTCATAGCCCAACTCTTCAGTTAATTCTTTTTCCGTTTTAGTATAATCCAAATTGGGGAATCTTTTTTTAAGGTTATTTTTACCAAAACCAAATTTATGGAAACGTTTATACCTACTAATTTTTGAACTATAATAATAATATGTTGGTTTTACTATTGAGACCAAAGAAAAACCCAATTTAGTGTATAAATTATTATCACCATCTATTGTCCATCTCCTATCAGCAAAACTGATAATAGTATTTGGGTTATAGTCGTTTATAAATCGTTTTAACATTTTTGATGCTAACCCTGTAACAATATAATCTTGTTTTGTTGCATATCTACTTAATTCAAATTCACCGTCAGAATTTTTAGTCATATTACGTTTTTCATTGAATGTCATAACACCAACTAACACATCGTTGTAATATGCACCATATGATATGTTAGATTTATCAGTCCCCTGGATATGGTTGTTTTTTAAAAAATGTGATTTATCTTCAGTATTAATTTTTTTAATTACGACATTTCTACCACCAATTCTAATACCGTCATTAATCTTTAATAAGTGTTTTAATTTTGATTTAACTAACGATTCGTTGGTTTTCCACTCATCTTCATAAATGTGGAATAACTTATACCCAATTTTGTTACAATCAATAGTTTTATTCAAATGGTATGTACTTGTTTTACCCATTTTTTCTGTGTGGTAATACAACCCATTATATTCAATACATATATTTGTTCCCTCAATAATCAAATCAATTTCTTTTCCATCTAATAATTTACGATTCTTACCTTTATTAGTAATAAAACCAAAACTCTCAATAAATTCTTTTATTTCATTCTCACCTTTTGATGTCCAAGTTGGTGTCATATTAATATTAACAATCTTGACCAATTCACTTAATTTTTCAGATGTTGTTGTTGATACTATTTTCTCATTTGGAAATTTTAACTTATACTCTAACGTTGTTATATTATGTTTTTCTTTTAAATGTGTATTTGTGATACTTTTCATTTTTTCACCACATATCTTACATATAATATAATTTTTATCTTTAGATAAAAAAACAGAATGATTTATATTATTTACGTAATTTGGGTGATAAACAATATCTTCAGGAAATGTGGTTAGATATTCAGATAGTTTTTGATTATGAACTTTACCTATATGACTCTCAAAACAACCAGTTTTATTATTTATATCCATTGTTTCCCAATCACATAATTTACAGGTTCTTTTTGATTGTTTATCAATCTCAATTATATTGAAATATTCCTCAAACCACTTTTTACCATTGTGATGTTCATATTTTTTTCTCTGGTAAGTATTTGTCGGGATCCAAACGTCACCATAAACATCAACTATATGTTTTGTTAGTTTACCAGATAAATTATTTGGATCTTTTACAATGGTATTAGTTCTCTTACATTGTGCAACTAATTCCCGTGTTTCCGACGACACATACATTTTACTTTTAGTTGACTCAATATTATAACTATTACCATCTTGAGTTTGACCACCTTTTTTATTAATCACAATATTATTTTCTTTTAAGATCTGACTAATTTTTTTATGACCAACTTTAAATTTTACACCTAACTTATGTGTACTTGGTATTTCCGATTGATATAACTCAACAATACTTACAATATCTTCAGGTGTTAATTTAGTTTTCATTGTGATTTTTTTATATAAATATATTATAAAACATTAAAAAGTAAAATTATAACCCATTTATTTTTAACCCATAAAAAAAGGAGACAATTTCTTGTCTCCTTTTTTTTTCATATTCTGTTAAGATTTTGATTATCTCAATTCTCTCAAATCAAATGTACGAACACCATCAACAGTGATACGTGCATAGAAACGGTTGTTCACCATCTTTTTCGCGTATCTTGTCATTATCCCTTTAATAGGTGTAAAGTTAAATGGATTGTACATTGTAGGTGTTAATTGTAGAGGAACGTACGGTGCATAGATGTAACCAGTGTCCAATAGAGAAGTACCTTTGTGACCAATCAAGATTTGATTTGGTGGGAAGTAAGGATCTCTATAAACTTGGTAACGACCTTGTAATGTACCAACTCTCTCAATACCCATATTGAACTGATCTTGCTCAGGTGAAGCGTTAGATACGTGGAAGTATTCTAAGTCATCAAAAATTGCAGAAACCTCAGATGAAACAACAATCCAGTTAGCACCACCTCTCAAAGTAGATTTGTGGATTTGTGCTGACAATTGGTTGATTGCTGTAATCAAAGTTTGATTCCAGTCTTTTTGAGTGTAAGAAGTTGTTAAGTTCAATCTTCTCCATCCGTTGTAATCCCAACGTAAGTCCCAAGCAGCACCTTTACGTAAGTCACGTAAAATTTCACGGTCAATTTCTGCGGCAACTTGTTCTGACAATAATGCTGTTAATTCAGCTTCAGCGTCAATATTATGGAATGCAGCAACGTCTTGTGCTAATTCTGGAGACCATTGTGCTCTCAATTTTCTTTCAGTTACAGAAACAGTTACTGATTCTAAATCAAAAGAAACTTCACCAATTTGGTCTTCAAATTCCAAGTTTTTATATCTTCTAAATACAGCTGTGAATGAATCACCAGATGCAATAGCATCAATTGTTGTACCGGTGTAACCATCTAATGAGTCAGCACCACAATCAAAACATGCTGGGCAAGAAAGATCAACTTCTAAATAGATACAACCAGTTGCATCACAGATATCGTAATATGAACCACCATTTCCTGTTGAAGGGAATGAAGTTTGTGTTCTTTCACCATATTTAACAATACCTTTACCATATTGTTGTGTAACAACTCTAAATAGTAATGGTGTTCCAGCAGGAACTTTACAAGGTGAATCAGCGTTAACCACTAAACCACTATCTGCAATAATTTTAAGATCTGACAAGAAAGTTTCAGTATCCATTTCATTACCATCAGGACCGATTAATTTACCAGCACCAGAATTTGCAAAACCACATAAAGAAACAATAACTTTTCTTGTGTTACCTGTGTAACCAGAGAAATTATTACCAGCGTTAACTAATTCACTACCTGACCAACGTTGTACAGTAGTACCTTCTGTTACAGCTGTCCATTGACCTTTTGAATAGTCAAACAATCCTGGAGGATCCAAACCAGCCTCACCACCTTCATAAAATAAATCATAAAGATTTTTAGCGTACGGTGTGCCTTGAGATGAACCTGGGTAACCAGCGTCTTTCTCAGTAGCGTTAGAGTTTGGTGCTCCATATGGTGCGAAATGTTCACCACCATTAGCGGTTAAATTGTTATATCCTTGGATACGAGGTACGAAGAAAAACAATTTACCGATTGGTAAATTCATCGCTTGTACTGATACGATGTCATTTGCTAACAATTTAGAGAAAACTCGTCTTACGATAGGAAATACAACTGTTTCAAAAGCTCCGTTAGAACCTTCACCTGTTGCTTCGTTAATCAAAAAAGACGCTTGGTTTTCATACAACTGCGCTACATTTTCTTTTTGGTGACCTTTAAGGCCTTCTAGGAATCCTAATTTATCCCATTTGTTAATTGTGTCTTCTTTGATAACTTTAAGGTGTTTTAACCCGATGTTACCTACAAGACCTGATTCTAATAATGCTCCCATTTTTATTTTTTTTTAGTTTTATTTTTGGTTTATTATACAAATAAATACTTCTATTTGTTAAAAAGTTTATTTTATTTTTGACATTAAGTCTTTCATTCTCAAAAATTGAGGATTTTCATATGTTTTTGACTCAATTAAATTAACGGCAGATCCAGATGAAACTGTTTTATTTACCGTTCTATCAATTGATTCATTAATTGAAGTACTCTCATTTATTGAACTAGATGATACTTCATCTTTAATAATTCTGTAAAGATTTTTTGATTCTTTTAAAGTTTCAACATTGTCAAATCTTCGTAAGATGTTTATCTTTTCTTGTTTTGTTGTTGAGTGTTCAGTAAACAATCTTGTTGCATACGCTAAATTTGAATTAAATACAGCAACTTCGTCTAATTTAGTTCTAAATAAGTGTAATGCTTTTCTGTATTCTTCATTTTTAGTACGTAACATCTCAACTTCTTCTTTGATTTGTTTTGGTGCGGCCATTAAACCACTCTTAACTTTTCTATCAATTGATTTTACAAATCTTGATGCTTCCTTTGCTTCAACTTTTTTTGGTTTAACTTTAAATTCACCATCAAGGTTTTCACCATCTTTATATGTGAATTTCGCTTTACCAGTACCTTCGGCTTTTTCTTTTTTACCACCGAATGCTTCTTTTCTTTTTTCGCTGAAACCACCTTGAGTATTTGATTTAAAGTCAACTTTTTTTACTTTACCAACAAGACCTTTAGGTTTGAAGTTTTTAGTTTCTAACATAAACTCGTCTTCTTCGCTATCCATTTCATCTTCTTCTTCTAACTCAAAATCCATTTCGTCTTCTTCTTCATCATCCATTTCAATTTCATAGATAGTTTCAAAATCCATTTCTTCTTCATCTTCTTCATCTTCTTCTTCATTAAATTTTGAAAAATCAAAATCCATTTCATCTTCTTCCTCATCTTCGTCGTTAAATTTTGAAAAATCAAAATCTTTGTCCCAATTTTTATCGGCACCACTCAAGAAGTCTTCATCTTCCATTTCAGAAAGTTCATCATCGTGGAACATTTCTTCTAATTCGTCATATTCTAACATATCTGTTACTTCTTCTTCTTCTTCTTCGTTTATTTTAATCATGTATTCATTGTCACCATCATTTAATGATATTATATTATCGTTTTTTGTAACAACAATACCATCACTATCACTCATAGCTTTAAATACTTTTAGAACTTCCGCGTCTGATGCACCAGTCATATCGATTGTTTCATCATCCATAGAAAATTCGTCAACACCACTAGTCTCATCATCAAAACCAATCATTTCAACATCATCCATTTCTTCACCATCCATGTCAATATCTTCCATGTCTTCGTCATCCATTTCAGTGTCATCAATCACTGTTTCTTCATCATCAACATCAAGTGTTTCTGGGTCTTCAATCTCGTCTTGTTCTTTAAGAGATTCTTTTACTAATGAACTGATTTCTTCCTTCATCGTTGAAGCAAGTATTCCTTGTGCATTCTTATTGATCGCGTCTTCCACATTTTTAATTTGGATCAAAGCGTCTTCTACTGTCGATTTTTTATTCATTTATCGTTTTATATTTGTTTATAAATATGTTATGTTTTGAAAAAAATCGTTTTTACACATAAAAAAAGGAGAATATTATAAAATACTCTCCTTTTTAATCATTTTTTGATAAATTCGTTATTCAATAACTTCATCAATCTTACTTTCTGTTATCGCAGTAATGCGCCAATCAAATGAATATGTTTCATAGATTTTTGTAATTTTAGCCTCAACATCGGTTGGTGAATACGCCAAGACCAATTTTTCCTCTTTAACTTTTTTTACTCTACCAGATTCGTTATCAACAGAATCAGACGCGATTTTCGCCACAAAATATTTTTCTCCTTGTTCCATAATTAATTATTTTTTTTTATAATAATAAATTAAATATTTTTATTTATCAAGGAACGAAGACAATCTATTCATTAAATTTTTTGTTTTATCCAAACTATTTGACTCCATACCAGATAAACGAACATCTTTCATCTTATTTTCTTCATCTAAACTTTCTTCAAATTTATGACGATCCTCTTTATTTAAAAATAAATAAGCACCAGGTGTTGATGGTGATGAAACCAAGTCAAAACAAATTAATTCAAAATCGTCTTGAACTTCATTTTGTTCGCCAACTTTTTTTAAGGATCCGACACCACGAGATGAAATACCCAAAGTAACACCTTGTCTTAAATAATTGGCCGCCATATCACCTTTTGTTGAAACAATACCTCTCTCGTGAAAACCAGGACTTGTTAATAATTTTAATTTTCCAATTAATACAGGCCCATCCCACCAAATTTCAGTAATCATATGTGAAACTCTATCAAGATCTATTAATGATGATTCTGGGTGATTTAGTTCTGATAACGCAATACCCTTCTCAATCATTTTTTTATAATTGTCGGCTTCACGTTTTAATATTTTTTCGGGGTATATACGACCATTTCTATTTGGTGTGTTATATTTCTGTAGTACGGCGTAAAATTCAAAAGGTTTTGAATGATCTAAAGTGTTTGTAGATTCCATTATAAATCTATTGTTTTCACTTTTTGGGTTTATATAACCAGCGTCATACTCAACAAGAATTCCCTTCCCTATTTCATTTGGTCCTAATATCTTCATTTTAAATTTTTTATATAAATATCAAGATAATTCGGTTTTTACTTTTGTTGGTTTAATATTTCCGTTTTTGGTTAAGTAACATTTAAAATACTGATTGTCTGTTAATACTTCACCGTAAACATCTTTAACGAATTTTTTTATTATTTTTTTTAGTTTTGGTGATTTAAAATCAATAGGATCGTTGACAAATAATGTTGTTTCTAAATTTAAAAAAGATTTCTTTTTCAGTTGTATACCACTCATTCTTAAATCTAAATCCACGATAAATTTTTCATCAAATATTGTTTTATCAATATTATTATATACCGAGTGTTTAAATGACCGATTCATATTTAACACAATACGATTCCAGTTCTCACTGTCTATTTTGGGTTCAACCCAAGTTTGTAAATTGATGTAAATTGTTTTTAACTCTTTGGAATCTACAGTACCGAATTGTACCTTACAACTCCTAAAACCTGTTAATTTTACGTTTTTACCTTTTTTCATAAATGTTCTTCATACTAATTGTTTATTTTACTTAATTTTACATAATTTTTAACTATATATCAAATAAAATAAGAATATGTTGATCATTAATGTTAAGTGATGTGACTCCCCTTAAATTGTAGACCTCATCCAACACGGTAGTTCAAATACCAGTCATTTAGTGGTGTGATTCCCCTTAAATTATAGGTCTCATCTAACCAAATCTCTGTAAGTTCCTTAATTTCAGTAAGTTTAAGTCCAAATTTATTTTCTAAAACTGACCAAATATCATCATAATTAATAAAAACGTAGTCATTTTTTCTATCGTAAATCATTAAATTATGACCTTTTTTATAACGATATAACATAAAGGAAGGGTTTTCTTCACTCTGAACAACATCCAAATCATTAAATAAGTTTAAGAAATCCATCGGTTCTTTAATACCAAAAATTTTAAATAAATTATCCAAGGATCTAACAACTCTTACGGTTGATTCAAAATCAACCTTTTTGATTAAACCCTTTAATTTTTCTTTTAAAGAAATATTTTCTTTAATTAACTTGTATTGATTTTCGGTTATTATTATTTTCATAAATTATAAATCTTTATCTAATTCTCGTAGTTTTAGATATGTTATTTTATCAAAATTTTCTGATTGTATTTTTTCTGTCGTCTCAACAATCTTAGTGATAATTTCCGAATCTGTCTCATTAACCTTTAATTCTGTTAATTTTTCAAGAACATTTTCTTTTAAAATCTCGTATTTTAGTTGTAACTTATCATCAGATTCTTTTAGAATATTTTTAACTTTTAATTGGTCAGATTCACTTAATGTTTTTAAATAATCACCAATTGTTTTATTAGCAATATTAACCAAATCGTTTAATTCTACACTTTCTGATACAACCAACTCTTTTGGTAATTGTTGTAATGTCTCAACGATACTATGTTTAGATTTAATTTTTTCTTCTAAAAGTGTGATATTATCTGAAAATAGATTATCAATATCTGAATAATTATTAGTTACTACAACTGGTTTTAACCACTCGTTCAATTCTAACCAATTTTGTTTTGTAATATTATTTATTGTGTTACTATAAATAATAAGACTTTCATTAATAAAGTTTTCGGCAAGTTGTTTATCTAACCCTTTATTTTGTGACAACTCGTCATATAAATAATAAAGTTTCTTTACATTTTTATCTTTAAGGACTAACTCCTCAAAAACAAAAAGTTGATCTTTAAATTTATTATTTGAATAACTTTCAACAAATAATTTTTCAATTTTACTTTTAATTATACCGAATTTCATTTTAAATAGTTTTAATATAAATATCAACCATTTAGTAATTTGTCCAATTCTTTTTCAATTAATCCTAATGAATTACGTCCTTTAGATAAATCAATGAAATCATCCTCTTCTAAATTACTACTTTCAACTAATATATCATAATTTGATTTCTCAACACTATCCATCAAAGGTGCCTCACCCCCACTTGGTGGCGGTGGTGGCATTTCACCCATTCCTCCTTCTGCTGGTGGCGGTGGTGGCGGCGCTCCTCCTTCTGCTGGTGGAGTTGTTGTATCACCCGTTGTTGTTTTGTATAATTTATCAACATTATCAAACATACCTGTATGTGTAATAATTGTTGGTGTATTCGTTAATTCAGCAGCAACAGCACGTTCTAATCTAATTTGTTGGATTTCAAGTTTAATATCTTCATCAGAAAATCCAAAGATGTGTTTTTTAGCCCAAGTTGCTGAGGTTGGTTGTAATGTGTTTGGTATTTCAGTAACTAAATCTTTATATAGTAAAACTTTTTCTTTCCATACTGACACCATTAATAAATCCGCTTGTTTTGATGGGTTTGTTAATCCTAATGTGAAGTTATTTAATTCGTCTTCAAATCCTAGTATAAATAAATGGATAATTGCAATTTTATTTAATTCGGCAATCATACTTTTTTGGATTTTATTGATTGTTCTAGCAAATCTAATATCCATTAAAGATAAGTTATCACCACTACCAACAGGTTCTTCAAAACCTAAAAATGCTTTTGGTATTCTTAGTGCTGTAAGTAATTTCTTTTGTATATACTCAATATCCGCGATTTCTGATAGGTTTTGAGCACCAGGTAAGGTTTCAATCGGCATGGTTTGTCCTGGATCTCGTACTGGAATAAAATAATCTTGATCAACCGCCATTTGATTGTATCTCATATCAACATTACCGGTTTTACTATCAACAACTTGGTCTCGTTTGAATTTATTCGCAACACGTTGTACGTAAGGTTCAACGTCCTTATCGTCCATATTTCCAACAAATACTTTAAATACTCTTCGTTCTGGTGCTCGTGACGTTCTGTAAATTAACATCGCGTCTTCCGCTAATACTAACTGTTTCCAAACACGACGTGCTTTCTCTAACATTGATGTACCATAAGGTAATTTTCTATCATCACCAAGTAGTCTAAAATGTGCCATTTCCCACGTATTAAACTCCATATCTTTGGTTTTCCAGACAAACCTTAACCCTTTACTGTTTACATCGGATGGGGTGGGGGAACTAACAACAGCGTTCATTGTTCTTACCGACATTCCTCTCTCTAATCGTTCAATCTCAATATTAGGTAGTTGTAAACAACCAGTAATCCCTTTTTCTTCGTCTAATTTTAGGTATACGAAATTATCGCCATACTTGCATGTGTTTCTAATCCACATTGGTAGATTGATATTAATGTCTAAAATGTTATTAAATAAATCGGCCAAAATTGATTTAATTCTTTTTGATTCAGAATATATCTGTAACACATAACCATCTTGATTTGGTGTTGTTGATTCTTCTGAATAAATGTCTAATGCTGTTGATATTTCCGGAGTAAATTCCATCGATTCGTAATCATAAAAAGCGGCAATTCTATTTGGTTCATAATATATCGCTTGGGCGTATAAGTTGTTTTCTATTTTTTGCCATTGATTACTTAAAAATAAACTTTGTTGATATTCTAATTTTTCTTTATCGTATTGTGCTTTATCTGTTGTTTTTAATAAAACATTTTTATCCAATGTCACTGACGCTTGATCCATACCCAAAAGAGAGTTTGGTCCAAATGTTTTGGACAATTTTTGCCATATCGTTAGATTTTGTTTTTCCATATTATAAGTTTAATAATAGTTTTTTATTAATAAATATTTGAAACATTGGAATAAATAAAAACCGAAGGATTATTCACATCTTTCGGTTTTTGTTGTTTTATAGTTAAATTTAATGTTTTATGGTTAAAATTATATACTAAATTTTCTTACTGCACGAACATAGAAGCCGGAGTTCTTAACGCCGATGCTGGTAACCCCAATGTCGAAGGTGAAGTACCACGCGCGGTTGCTGACGAGCTCCGTACTACTCCAATAAATATTAGTAGAAACTATAGTAGCACCAACAATAGGTCCTAAACTAGAATTACCAGACAAAGTTCTATTTACATTAAATCTATTTTGCCAAAGTAAACTTAATTCATCAATAGCTGGTAGATACCAGTCTGTTTGTCCACCATTACTACTTGCATCACACAAAAACGCAGCTCCTGTAGTAGCACCTGACTGTGTTATTATGGCAGTTGTATTAGAAGAGCCATCCCATGTAGTTCCAGCAGTTGACCCAATTACTACATTATCTATGTTTGACCAAACAGATGACGTTGATATATTAGTTATATCAACTACTAAATAATTTTCATTTGCACCATCTTTATATCTATGAAATATTACACCACCTTGTGATGCAACATATTGACCAATTTGATATGTAAACCCACCAGTTGTTCCAGTTACAACCTCACCACTTGAATCCAATCCCAAGTTAATAACTGGTGAACCTGAACCAATTGTATCCAAATTCAATGTACCCCCACTTATTGCGAAATCACCCTGGAATGTTCTTGTCCCACCAGTTGTTTCAGCAACGATTTCCTTTAATTCAATTTTATTTGTATCTAAATTTAATGTGATTGTTTGTTCATCAGTTTCAGCAAGTCCCGCAATTTCATTATTTAAATCTTCGGTTAATCCACTAACTTCAAAATTACTACCAGTATTATAATCAAAAATAATTGTTCCACCAGTAAAATATGTTCCACCAGTTACGTAAGTATCAGTAACACCAGAGTTAACATAATTTTTTATCTGGTCTATTGTTATTTTATTGGTGTCATCAGTACTAATATTAACAATCGGTAACACATCATTAGCGGTTATCGCACTAAATTGTATTTGTGTTAAATCGGTTATTCTTTTGTCCATTATTGTTAGTTTTATATATAAATAGTCTAATTAGTTTTTAAAGACAAAAAACTAAATTATCACCATTTTGTGTTATTAAATTTCCATATTGTTGTGTTACAAGGTTACAAGAAATTGTTGTCGTTGTTGTAGTTGTTGGCGATATTGTGGTTGTTGTTGTTGTTACAAATTCATTACCCTCAACAAAGAAATCTGTTTTAGATTGTTTTCTTAAATCAGGTGTGTATTTTATAACGGTAAAAATTGGTTGACCATCAACTATTAATCGTGAACCACCAATTGTTCTACCTGACTTTTTTCTTCTATTTAAACCCATACCTATAAATATTAACGTTTACCAAATAACCAACTATATTCAATATAATCATTTCTTGTTGGGTTATTATGTGTTCCACCAAACCTATCATTCATAACATTTGTATTTGGTATTGCAGGATCAAAGTGAATTTGTTTAGATATATTATTATTATCGGCAACAGTCCAAGACTCAATCATTATTTTTGTTTTTTCTGTTACTTTTTCTAGTTTTTGGAATGCGGATTCACCAACGTAAATTGCCATTGATATACCCATTATAAGGTCATCGTGTTGTCCTTTTTGATGATCTGGTCTACCATTCACATAGACAAACGTATTCATTTCATTGTATAGACGTACACTTTTTATTTTAAACTTATGTCTAACATATTCTTCAAACGCCGCAATAATTTGAACTCGTTTATTATTAAAATTAATACCAGGAATTTTATCAACACTAGTTTTATTGACAGCCCAAATATTCATTGAATCAACACCTTCAATATAAAACCCACTATAACCCAATTCTTGCATTTTCCTTACCGTAGTAATACCCATACCACCAGTAATATCTACAACACAAAACGCATTATATATTATTCCCCACTTATATGCGATTTCAGCTAAAGCGTCTGGGGGTATTTTTCCGACATATTCTAAAACTTGTTCTCGTTCATCAAAATCTACAATTTGAATAGATGAGAAATCCTCACTATCACCTCTACTAACGTCTATACCAATAATATACTTATGTCCTGGTACTGGATCTTTCCAAATCCATAAAGCATTACCCATTAATTTAGTTGGTGCGTCTTCAAGTGTGTTTGTTTTTATATAGTCCAATTGTTTTGAATCAAATACGTTATCACCGGATCCTAAAAACTCACAATTTAACTCTTGGTTAATTTTTCGTTTATCATATTTTAATTTTTTAACCATTTTTTCATACCAAGATGAACAAGGTTTGTAACCCTCTTTGAATAGTTCCTTAATCTTATCATAATCTCTATTGTACGGATTTAAATCTTCAAAAGATATATTCTTTGTTTGATCTCTTTCTTCTTTATTTAATAAAAAATCAACAAGATCGTCTGTTGGTACCAAATATAAATCTTTTGAGTATCTTGGATCTTTCCACCAAAACATCTCAGAGATTTTAAAATTATTCATCCCTTTTGTTGCTTGGTTATATATTTCATAATAAATTGCATCATAACCATTTGGTGTTGATACAACAATAACCTTACCACCTGTTGATAAGGATGCCATACATGCAGCCCAGAAATCACCATCCGCCTCAATAAAGGCAGCCTCATCAAATACAAGTATTGTTGGTGTATAACCCCTTAACGCATCTCGTGATGTTGCAACGGCTTTAACCTCACAACCATTTGTTAGTTTATAGTGTCGTTGTGAATTCTTATCCGCGGAAAATCCAGTACCAACCCAATTCGGCCATTGATCAACAAAACCTCTAATTTTATTTGCCATCTCCATTGATGTATCAAGTTTGTTGGCGATAATTAGGATTTTTTCTGGACGTTCTTTTTTTGCGAAAACTAATCTTTTTGACATCCATGCTGCTGTCACAGTAGAAACTCCAGCCTGACGATATTTTAATGCAATATTTTCTTCGTAATTTTCATAATCATCTAGTAATGAAATTTGATCTGGAAATAGTTCTAATGGTACATATTTTGAAACGGTATTATCGTATGTTTGTAAATATGTCCTTAATGCGTATGGTGTATCTTTCATACACTTAACATACTCTAACATTAATTGTTCTTTTGTTAATCCCATAAAGATTTTTTATATAAATATCAAAACCCCCAGTTATTTTCATAAAAGGGGGTTTTTAACTATTTTTTAATAAACTCTTATAGTCCTAGTTGTGATAAAATATCATCATCTTCGTCCTCTTCTTTGTTTTCGTCATCCTCTTCTAATTCTTTAACAATCTCATTAACCATTCTTTGTATTTTTTCTCTACCTGCTGGTTTTTCTTCTAATACTTCTCTGAACAATTCAAAAAAATCATCTGCCGGCATAGCACTAATTCGCATAAATAAGTAATGTTGAATGTATTTCATATCTTCCTCACTTAATATCTCTATTGGATATGATTTTTGTAACAATTCCCAAAATACTGGTCCTAATTTTAAATCCCACGCTTCTGCTGGTACCGTATCTTGTGACCCCATAATCATTTCTGCTTGTCTTGGGTCGTCTGGTAAACCGTGTGTACCAAAAACCTCGTAAACACCCTTGATTAATTCGTGTACTAATGTTGGAAAATTTATACCTCTAGCAATAACGGTTGGGGGATCTGTTTCATTATTAATTTCAGATGTCCCTGCTTCACTACCACCACGACCAGACATTGCTTCAATGGTTTCTTCTGGATATAACCAATATAAGTGATCAATTATCGCCGTTGTGATTGTGTACAATTCAATTAAGTCTGGGTGAATTTCATTTAATTTTTCAGAAACTAAATGATACATATATTGACCCTTTTTTGCTGCACCACCAATTAACGAGTTAATCAAACGACGTTTTGCTTTTTCTTTATCAAAAGTATCCATAGCATCAAGAAATGCTTCAATATCATTTTCGTGATTTGCAGCATCTTTAAACAAATCTGTCATTTCCTCTCTTGATGGTTCTTCACTTTGTCTTCTCATATTTTGAGTAGACTCACTCTCACCTAAACCAACAATTTTAGCATCAAATTGTAACGCACCTTTAGGTATTGATAATTCTTTAGTGACTAAAGCGACCGCTAATTTCTCAAGTGTTTGTTTATTACGACTCTCAATAGACATACTTTGGTTTAAAGCAGTTCTAACTAACATTAATAGGTTGGTTAACGGATTACCAGTTGTTAAAGGTGCTGTTGACCCTACTGATGTTGTTAATGCGGATCTTAATTTTGTAACAGTATCTTTAAATCGTTTGGATGAAACTAACTCAATAAAATCTCTACTCATCTTCGGCATTGCTGGATGGTTAGAGTATGGTGTCTCTATACCTAAAATTTTTCTTTCAATACTTGGATCCATTCTTTCAGGACCATCATAATCAATTGGCGCTTCGTTAATAATTTTATTAACAATTCTGTTTAATTCTTTTTCTGTTAAATTTCCCATTTTATTTATTTTAAGTTAACACCAAGTTTATTCCACGTCAAAAAGTTCGGTAAAGAACCTTTTCCTGCTTTTGGTGCTGGATTGTGTTTTGGTTGGAATGGATTTTTTCTACCCTTATCTTTTTCTTTTGTATCAGTATCTGTGTCCGTATCTGGTTTTGTCGGTGCGGTTGTTTGTTCTTTAAATTCTTTTTTAGCTTTTGGTTTTGGATTGTGTTTTGGTTGAAAAGGGTTTTTTCTGTCTTTACCTTTATCCTTTTCTTTAGTGTCCGTGTCCGTATCTGGTTTTGTTGGTGCAACTTCCGTATTATTACGCATAGATTTTTTCATAGTTTTCATTTCTTTACCTTCGTCTTTTGAAAACATAGTATTTTTTTTTGGGTTTGACAACATAATACCATCAGTATCTTTTGTTTTTTCATTAATTGTTTTTAAAATATCACCCTTAGTCATAGAAGGGTTAATATGTTTCTCCAACATTTCAACGATAGAATCCTCTAAATATTTTTCATAATCTTCATTTTTTTCTGAGTGTTTTTTTTCTGGCATTTTCTCGTACTGTTTTTTTGTTGTACTATCAGAAAATTCTTTAGCCATTTTACACCACTTTTCTTTTGTTTTA